GCTGAATGAGTAGCCAATACCAAGTGCTGTCGATTCACAAAATGGGCATAACAGAGGATTGCTCATTTTACACCGCCTTTGCGTAACTGTTCGGCAAACTCACGAATAGTGTTATCAAGGTCTGGACAAAGTAGGTCATCAGCAAACATCTCCACACCCTGCGCCCGCACTTCAGCCAGGAAAGCGTCGTGATTTGGCGTTTCGACATCAACGCGAACCAGTGGGACGCCGCGCCATTTTTCGCCTTCTCGTGCATCGACAGTGACTTCATCGGTGATTCTGATAAACCACGCCTTCGGCTCCTGTTGCTTCACTGATGCCAGTTCCGCAGCCATCTGCGCCAGCTTCATCTCCAGATTATCGATTGTGATATCAGTCTGGCGGCCGTAGCGCTCTGACTCGATGAGGCGCTGCTCGAGTGCTGCGTAGTCTTCGTAATCCACAAGGCTGCCGGTCTCATCTTCAAGCACTGAAGAGGAACCATTAACTTCATAACGTTTCACACTCATTTCTTTACCCTCTGGTTTAACCATGCTGTCAGGAATTTGTTCTCGTTCACGCTTGGGAATGAGTTCTTCTTCAGCATTTCTTCGCGTGGGATGTCGTTGATGGGTTTGAAGCGGTGTCCGGCGATTAATTCATTGGGCGTGATGAAGGGGTCGTAGTAATTTCCGATCATGATTAGAGTTCTCCACGCAGATATTGCTGCTCAGCAACGGTCTCTTTACTTGCAACTTCAATTGCTCCATGAAGAAGCTTTCGGTTTGCTTTCCCGATTACGCTATCTGGGTGAATATCCAATCCAGAAAGTGGCCTTGTCGCCGCCTCATTGCGGGAGATAATCTCTGAGCGACGTATATCGACCTTCTTTATCACCTCTTCAAAATGCTCTTCACATGAAACAAATCCGCGGTATTCATACGCAGAACTGCCATCCAAATCACATTTGCACAGGCAGCATTTGTACTCGCTCATTGCGCACGCTCCAGAAAGTCGTTAACGCCTTCTGCCAGCTCAATAGACAGGTCGTCGATATGAGTTTTCAGGTCTGCCAGTGACTGCGCTTCAGATTCCAGAATTTCCTTGTGGCAAAGCTCTTTAACCAGCTTGTCGAAGGTGCTGAAGTATCCGAGGCGGGAGATGATTTAGCTGCCAAAGTTCTTGCTCTTCTCGTCTGTGACTGTTTTCTTTTCGCTAAGAACAAGGTCAAACTTAGTGCCGGTAATTACGTATTTACTACCGACTTCGATGTTCAGCTTCATGATTAATACCTCATATTCTTTTACGTCTACGAAGAAGCGTTACCCTGCTTCTGACTGAGCCAGCACTCCTGCCTAGAATCTCTGATATCTCTTTCTGCATCAGACCTGAGCGAACGAGAGAAATAAGTCGCTCATCGTCGGCTGGAGACCAGTGCTTGTAGGTATGTGCTGTGGTAATCGAGTAGCGGCGAGCTAACATGTAAAGCTGCGGTAGGTTGAGCCCTAAACTGTCAGCCGCACGGCATGCAGGCATACGCCCGCACACCGCCCTCATTTCTTCAGGAGTGATGTTTATTTTTTGCATTGGACTATTTGATGAGAAGGGTTGGCTTACCGAGCTTGAGTGATGCGCCAGGAACAGTATTTCCGGATTTTAGTTGATGCTTGATGGCTAACTTGTCAGCCTTAACTGATGTCACGTACTCGACATACTCAGGTGGCAATGAGCCTTCATCTGTGATTTCAACCGACTCGACAGGCTCTCTAACTGTCACCTGATGGATGCCAGCGCGAATCTTCTTCTTACCCACCATTTCGAGTGATGAGGCTATGTAGGCCATTATGTTATCGACCTTGTTGTTGATTACTGCCGCGCGTTCATTGAGCGCCTTGGCCTCTTCCTTAAGCCGCTTTGCGTAACCAGTTTCGTTCTTACAGATAGCCAACAACTGCTCTATCTTATCTGTAAGCTCACCTTCCATTCCTTCCAGCGTGTCGGCTATTTCATCTGCTTCAAAGTCGGAATCCATCAGCCTGGCGTAATCGTTAGCAATCTCATACAGTTTGCTCACTTGTCACCTCCAGCTTAGCCTTGCACTCAGCGTAAATCGCCTGCACATTCTGCTGAAGCTTCATTCCCGCCGTGCGTTTATATGCATCAGCAAAGATACGCTTCAGATCATCCATGGTTTCAGCCTGCGCCATCTCATCACATAGCACTTGAACGTTCTCGATAATCTCCTGCTGGCGTTTACGCTCATCCTCACGAATATCTTCCTCTGATTTATGCGGCATGACCGGCTCCTGATGCATACCTTCATCTTCATTGAGCAGGTGAATAGCGTTATCCAGACGCTGAGCCTTAGGCCAGTATTTGCTGGCACGCTTGACGATAGTCTTACGCGCCATCTCTTCCCAAAATGTTTTCCATGGACCGTTTTTAGCCTTGCTGGTAGCTTCAACAGTCTTAATTTCCGCCAGGCTCATTTCTTCCGTCAGATAGTCACCGTCAGCGGTCTTAACAGTGCAGTAACCTCCGACAACCTCGCCACGCTCACCAAACGCGTTGTATTTGTGCGTAGGAGCGCTATCAAGGCCGTTTGATTCGTAGGTGTCAGCAGAGTACACCAGTTTGCACTGACCCCACTTAATGGAGCCTGTAGACTGCGCCAGGTGAAGCAATCCCATATAGCTGATATCAAGGCAGACCATTCCATCTCGAGGTACCAGATAAGCCAGCTTGCTTGCCGGGTTTAGCGTGATGCCGATTGCCGCTACGTTGATAATCGCGTTCTGCGCACTGGTAGGGTTCGATAGGGCTGTTTTTGCAAGGAAGTCATTCTTCTGGAAGTACTGAATTGCAAACTGGCTTTCCTTTGCCCATGTAACTGTCTGCTCGGTTAAAGCGCCGCAGAATAGCGGCTCCTGCTGCTTAACAAACTCAACGATATTGCTCATGCTGCATCCTCGAAAGTATGGCGGCGCAGGAATATGCCGATCGCATACTCAACCTCAACGCGCGGTCTGAATATGTCCCACATAATCTCGCCGGCGAATTCCTGATAGTTGCAGTCATCTTCGCCAAGCCACTCAACGGCTGCCTTGGTGTGGTCGTCAGGCTTATGTGATTCCAGCATGTTGAGCACTGGACGCATGTTCGCGCACAGCATCTCAACCTGCTTATCAATCGCTGCATTATCCTCATCGCTAAAGCTCGCGATGATTTGCTTAATCTCTGTTTTGTCTGTCATCGTCAGGCGCATCTTCTGCATCCTCTTTCTGCTGTTTCAACATGTCCTGCATAAGGCGGACAAAGGCATCTTCTGACCAGGTATCTGCAATGCTCATGATTTGCGGTACCACGGCATATTGATTGCGGTCTTAATGGCTTCATGAGCCTCTTGCCACATGCGACCATCTCCGAGAAAGCGAGCAATAACCGCTTTGCTCTGCGCAGCCTTGAGTGCACTGTGATTTACTGTTGAGTTCCGCATAACGCCTCCAGTGACTTTCTGGCGGCCTCAATGGCCTGTTTAATGATTCGGTCGAGTTGTGTTTCAGAATGGCGGCCAGCAATAGGCCACCCTGCAATGGCTAATTGCATGGCGTGCTCCTGTGGTTTAATTGGCATAGCGAAAACACCTCGAATGAAGTGCTATGGATATGCGGTTAAAAAAATGCCCCGACTAGCGGGGCAAAGATGACAACAAGGGGGTATTAATCAGAACATCACCAAAGTCTCCTTTGGATGATGTGGTGCGGTATTACACCCAATAGCTAACTCAGAGAATTAGCTATTAGCTGCTATCCACGTGCTTTGAGCATTGCATCTGCAATTGCGTATGCACGGTTAGCTATATTTATAGGGTTGGAGATTCTATTTAAGTTTGACTGATCGCCATGCATAGCCTGTACGGCGAAGTAATCGCGTAACGTCATATCACTTGCCATTTCTTGTCGCTTATCTTCATCTTTTAGATTATCTGCCATCACTCATCCCCCAGAGCCTTGCTGATGGCTGCCTGTGCTTTCGATACTTCATCTGGATATTGGTCATTCCAGTTCTGCTTGTATGCTTTGCTCAGCATCGCTTGCAGAGCTTCGAGCAAATCAGGGGCTGCCATAGCAAGCTGCGCATTTGCTTCCGCCTCACCTTTCAAGCAGTTTCGACCCGGGGAAAATCCTGCATAGAATCGATTCTCGCCATCTTCCAGTGCTTACACCATCCTGCCATCACGCACCCATTCCTGTTTTGTTCCCTTAAACTCTTTCATATTTACCTCTGTGC